AGCACTGGAAGCTGGCACAGGTGCGGCTGAGATTACAGCCCAAAAGCAAACACTGCGTAACATCACAAATGATGCACGTTTGGCAGCGGCAAGTACACCTGATGAACTCAAGGCATTGGACTTAGCTACCCTGTTGGGAGAGTAACACATGAGTAAGGCACGACAGTTAGCAGATCTTGGCAATGTATTTGACGATGGTGCCTTGTCGAATAGGAACCTGATTATCAATGGTGCTATGCAGGTGGCACAGCGTGGGACGAGTTTTACTGGCCCAACTAACGACTACACTCTTGACCGATTTGTTTGTTATCAAACTTCAGGTTTTCTTGATGTTGCGCAAGACAGTGACGCACCAAATGGTTTTCGCAATAGTTTGAAAACTACTGTAAATACAGCTAACGCATCCCCAGCTTCTACCGATCTTGCGAGAATAGCTTACGTTGTTGAGGCTCAAGATGTATCTCGTTTAAACTATGGGTCAGCATCGGCTCAGACGCTAACTTTATCGTTCTGGGTTAAATCTACTGTTGCAGCAGACTATACTATATTTGTTTACGTTGATGACCCTGCTCGTTCAATTGTGAAAGGTTACACAATTAATTCTGCAAACACATGGGAACACAAAACAATTACCATTTCTGGTGATACTGGTGGAACTGGCATTAATGACGACAATGGTGTTGGAATTTACTATGAGTTTAACCTCATGGCTGGTTCCACTTATAGCACCGCTGGTGCGCAAGACGTTTGGGTTTCTGGCGGTGGCACTCGTGCATCTGGTCAAACCGCAAACTGCACTACATCAGGAGCCACATGGCAAATCACAGGTGTCCAACTAGAAGTAGGCGATTTAAGCACAGCCACCCCCTTCGAGCATCGGCCATATTCGGATGAGCTTCAGAGGTGTTTTAGGTACTATGAACAGTGGGATTGCGTGGATGGTGAAAACATTCATCTCGGAACGAGCTACAATGGTCAACCCGTAACAGCTATAAAATATGTTGTTCGCAAAAGAGCATCTCCTACTATAACCCTTCCAACCGCTGGGCAAACCTCTGGTACTATTTCTTTTTTAAATGGAACGGGAGGTTACCCCACAACGACAGGTACTCACAGCACCTCGCAGGTGAACAACAGAGGTGCGAGAATTGCTAGCAGTGGGTATAGTGGAATTACTAGTGCTCAACCCGCTATGCTTTACACTAACGGCTCAACAATTTTTAAATTCGATGCGGAGCTTTAAGGTATGAATATTTCAAGCGCACAATATGTTTCTGAAACATTACTGGACGGAACACCACAAAACGCTTCTGTTAAAGCCACCATCGACGGCATCACCATGTTCGTCCCCCTAGACCCCAGCAACCGCCACTACAGTGAGATCATGCGGCAGGTTGAGGCTGGGACGCTTGTGATACAAGAGGCTGACTGATGAGCAGAACTCTATCAACTGGTGTTACAGCCAACTTAGAAGATGATGTAATCTATCCCTTCTTTGCGGTAGAGTTAGACTTTGATGATGGTACTTTTGTTGCTGCTGACGGATCAACAAATGACCGTATCCTTAGATTATGGACTGGCTTTGGCACACTTGTATATGAAGGCGACAGTTACTTTGGTACAGGTAATATGCTTAATATATCTGATGTCGAAGAGACTGCAGAAATAGCTGCTAAGGGTATCACTCTTACTTTAAGTGCTGTACCTAGTGAAGTAATATCTCTTGCTCTTACCGAACCCTATCAAGGTAGAAATTGTACGCTTTATTTTGGGCTATTTCAAAAAAGCGCCTTAGTCACACAAGATAGTACTGAAACTTCACCTATTTATATTGTTAAGCAAGATGGCGGTAAGATCATGCTAGAGCGTAACAAGACAAGTTTAACTGAGGTATTTAGAGGTTACATGGACCAAATGAATATTAATGAGGGTCCTGATACTAGCACAATAGAGCTTACTGCTGAGAATAAACTTATTGACTTGGAAAGAGCTAGGGTTGGTCGATTTACATCAGAATATCAAAAATCAATTTATCCAACCGACAAGGGTTTTGACTTTGTAGAAAGCCTACAGGAGCAGAAATTAGTCTGGGGTCGCGCTGGTGTTTAGATACCAACAAGAACACTTACGTGTTGTAGAAGATAATATACACCTTCCTCAAAGTGATTGGGAAGAGATAGAACATGCAAAAGATGTTCGTAAGTTCGACCCCGATTGGGAAGCTCTTTATGAATTAGAAAAAGCTGGTATATTAAAGGTATTTACGGTTAGGCATAATGAAAAGCTGGTTGGTTACTTTGGTGCTGTTGTTACCCCTAGTCTGCACTGTAAAGGTCTCCTACAAGCCTATGATGATGCAATTTTCTTGCACCGTGACTATAGAAGAGGTTTTACGGGTTATAAACTATTTAAGTTTGCAGAGAAGTGTTTAAAAGAAGATGGTGTTAAAGTGTTGCTTGTCACTACAACTGAGAGAAATCCCATAGGCCCACTTATGAAAAGACTAGGCTACAGCAAGACCCAAACCACTTACGAAAAGGTTTTGTAAGATGGCGGCAACAGTAGGTGCGTATTTATTAGGACAAGCGGTTGCTACCTATGGTACTACTGCTTTCTTTGTTCAATACGCTGTGGGTTATTTAGCTACAAGTGCTTTAACAAGTGTTGCGCTTTATGCACTTATGCCGAAACCTGATACCCCAGAGCCTAACTCTAATTCCGCTAATAGGGGTTATCAAATTTCCACTAGGGCGGCTGCTGCAAATCATCAGGTTGTATATGGTCAGACAAAAGTAGGTGGTGCTGTTGTATATGATGATGTCTCTGGTGTAAACAACAAGGTACTACACAGAGTAATTGCATTCACTGGACATGAGATTGAAGAGTTTACCACATTTTATTTTAACAATGAGGCTTTAACCCTTACAACAGACACTGATGGTAATGGGGATACATACTACAAGCCCACTCAAGCAACTGGTCCATCAGGTGCTGTTCATACAAGATATAATGATTTTACAAGGATATACTTTCGTAAAGGTGGCTCAGAGAATAATACAGCAATCGCAAACCTGATTTCTGAGGGCGATGGTTGGACACAAGATCATAAGTTACAAGGTGTAGCCTATGCTTATGTTAGACTAGCTTTTGACTCTGATTCTTTCCCTAACGGTGTACCAGAGATGTCATGTGTCATCAAAGGTAAAAAGGTTTACGATCCTCGTACATCTACTACAGCTTGGTCTGATAACCCTGCCCTTTGCATTAGAGACTATTTGACAGATTCAAGCTATGGTCTTGGAGAAAACTCTAGTTCTATAGATGATACGCAAGTCATCATTGCGGCAGATGTATGTGACTACAAAAATTATGATGTAAACGATTCTGATCCTGCATCCACTAAAACAGGTGGTACTAGATTTAGTCTGAATGGGTCTTTTACAACAGCAGTAACTCCATATTCTCAACTCATGGAAATGTTGGGATCTATGGGTGGTATGTTGTGGTACAGTCAGGGTAAGTGGCGCATGAGACCTGCCCATTATGTTGCCCCTACAATTACATTCACAGAAGATGATTTAAGATCGGCTATTAATATTTCCACTAGGCATAGTAGAAGAGACAACTTTAACACTGTTAAGGGTGTGTTTAGAGGGCCAGCAACCAATTATCAACCTACTGATTATGCGGAAGTAACGAATAACGCATTTCGTGTAGCTGACAACAACCAAATAAGCACATATGACTTAAACCTGCCATATACTGAAGACTTTGATATTGCACGAAGGGTTGCTTTAATAACCTTAGAGCGTAATCGCCAACAACTTACAGTGCAAGCTGACTTTGGTATGAGAGCATTTCAAGTACAAGTTGGGGATATAGTAAGACTGACAAACTCTAGATTAGGTTTTTCTAGTAAAGAGTTTGAAGTCATGCAATGGTCATTTGGACTAAAGGATGACAGTGACTTAAGAGTTTCTCTAACTCTTAGGGAAATATCTGAAAGTGTATTTGATGACATATCTGATGGTCAAATCTATGAGCGTGATAACACTAACCTCCTCAGCCCCTTTGAAGTACCACCTGTGGCTATTGCGGCTGCTAATCAATATGGTGGAGAGTTTAAAGTTGTAAGCGAGAAGTTATTACGTGAGTTACAACTTGATGTTACTGCTGCTGATCCTTCTAGGATTGATCGCGTAGAGGTTCAATATAGGCCAGCAAGCACTGGCGATTATTTAAATATTGGAACAGGTGGTCTTGGTAGATATAGCGTCCTTGATTTAGATGAAGGTAATTATGACGCCAGAGTAAGAGGTATTAATACTTTTGGTGTTAAAGGCGAATATAGCTACTTATTAAATTTCTTG